TGCTGAGAGTCCATCATCAAATGTTGATGCTGAACCTGTATTTAATGTAACTGCTCCACCCACATTTACCTTTGTTGAAAATGTTGTTCCCGTAAGAGACCCCCAACTTTGGTCTGAGGTTTTCACTTCTAAATCATCGATGCGGTTATCAATGTCGTTGTCTTCTCCTTGAAGCGCAGCAATCTGTGCGTCTTGAATCGCTTGTGAGGCATTATTGGTTGTGATATACGCTGCTAACCCCGCTGCCGTCGTAGTTGCTAATGCGAGGGCGCTGTATGCAACGGGGCCATCTGTTGCCGGGCCTGGTGGGCCTTCTGGGCCTTCTTCTCCCTGCGGGCCTACTGGGCCTTCTTCTCCCTGTGGCCCTTGGGGGCCTTGGGGCCCAGCAATATTATTCGCGACTTGTTGAAGCGTTATAATCACACTCGGGGTTTGCGGTCGAGTAGGTGATGTTCCTGCCGCATCGAAGTGTAGAGACAAATCCAAATCTGCTGACGCCCACGCTATTTGAATATAATCATTAACACCCAAATTCACCATCAGATTCAGCGCCGCAATCAGTTTATCATGATTACCCTCTAATGAAAAAATACTGTTTGAGTCCGGAATATTGACGCCGTTTTTTAAGAACCATACACTCACATCATCTTTCCCTCCATCTGTTTTATCAAACTGAGCCGAGAATTGGACATTATAAACACCCGCATTCAAAACCTTGATTTGAGACGATGTCGCGCCAATTTGAACCTGATTATTACTAGGGTCGCTGTTATTTACCGTCATATAATTGACGCTGGTTGCCCCCGCATTCAATTGATCGGATGTGCTCCAAAACTGCCCCCAGAATCCAAGCAACCCCAACTCCGCTGTTATACCATCGATTTGCTGCTGTATTGTGAGATTAGTTCGCAACCCCTCCAACATATCAAATTGGAGATCGCTTATATCCGGGTCAGATTTAGTAAGAATATCGGTATTGACCTCATCAGCATTAATAACTCCTAGGTTCGATAAATAATTGTAAGACGTGTAATCTAAATTGCTTATGCTCATAATAAAATATAGTGATATTTTATAATGTCCAAAGTTTCTAATTTGAATTACAACAATGTTTCTGTGAAAACAGATTCTATGGTTAAAATGATCAAAGAGCTTTCGAAACTCGGGGTTTTCAAGAAAAAGAAGCGCACAAAACGCCCCTCTAAAGTTGCCGACGGAGACTCAATTCGCCAAGACAGTAGTATGGTCGGTTATACTAAAACAATACCAACTTTACTCGCTGTTCCCCCGGGCGCAACTCTGAGTCAAATTGAGGACGTTCAGCGAAGAAATGACGCTATAGTTGCAAGACTTAGTGCTGAGGTTCAACGACAGCGTTTAGAAGACCTCCAAAAATTAGGGCAAACATTTCAACAAATTGGGCAAACACGTTTTCGAGAATCCCCTCAACAAGAGTCGACGCCATTTCGACAAACAGCGACAGTTATTCAATTACCCGATATTAAAGAAGAAGCCGCCAGTTTCAAACAAAGTCCAAGCCCTGGTGCGCCTGACGTTAAAGTCGAACGCTCTACTGATGTTTATGCGGAAGAAGAACCAGAGACAGAGTTGACTACCGCCGGCGAATTGGCCGAGGGCGTTGCTTTTGCCGAGGTTGAGGAAGAAGAACCATTAACCGGCGGAGGGGCTTCTAAACCGATTCCACGTAGTCGTGGTGCTCCAATTGTTGCGAAGCGTGCCGCCGTTGCCGCCGATTTTTCACTACCGCCGCCGCCACCTGTTAGAGGCACATCTCGACCTGAAATGTTTGATTATTATGTGTTATTAGCAGAACGCACTCAAAACCCAATCAATCCCAAAATTACCAATAACATAGAGAAAATGTTCAGCGCTATTAATAAAATCCTTGACGAGTATATTCTTCCAAATTAAGACCTTTATATATTATATAGATGGCCGATTTTATTGAAGAGAATATAAGAACCGAAATGATTGATTTGGATGACCTACCCAATTCTCTCATTTTTTCGATTCCAAAAAACGAATACAATTATACCCCCGAATTATTTGGAATTAATGAGCATTTACACATTCAATATTATGAGCGACGATTTGAAAGGGTTTTCCCAGGATTATTGAATCAGTTTCCATGCCTCTATTATATGGTCGAGGAAATGATGGAAAAGGCAACCCAATTAACACCTTTAGAAGAGATTGAACTCAAAAAACAGGGATAAATGTATTATATGTATATTATATATATAATGCAAAACACGTCAGCACCAAGACCCACTCTTTACGATTCCTTGAGAATTGGTTATTTACCCGACGAATCTGAAAAGGGCCGCGAGATGGCCAAATATGGATACCAGATCGACAAGGCACTCAGCAATGACAACCAGCAAGTATATTACAATCCCGAGAGCAAGAAGCTGCTCTATAACGTCACCGGCTCTCATACTGTCGGCGACTGGGTGAATTCCGATTTGAAACTCGCGCTTGGAATTCATAAGAACGCCGGAAAACCCATCATTGAGCGCGGCATCGAGAATTTGTTGCCTCAATCTTGGCGAAAGGGATTTGACCGCAATTATGAAAATGTTTTCGGCGGATTCAAAGACACTACGCGTTATAAGCAGGCTGACCAGACGCTTAAAGCCGCTAAGGCAAAATATCAACCAACTGATGTTAGCATAACTGGCCATAGCCTTGGGGGACGAATTGTTCAGGACATCGCCAAGGGCAGTGATAAGGTCTATGCGCTCGACGCCGGTCAGACTCTTGGCCAAAAAGTAAAGGGCGGCCCCAATCGCCAAATTTACAGAACCGCGGGCGATGTGGTCTCGGGGGCATCCGCGTGGAACCCAGCTGTTAAAACACTAGCAAATCCACATACAAGCACCATCTTACCCGCGTTATTGAGCGGCGACGTTAAAAAGGTTGCTCTCGCCGGTGCGATTGACGCATATCACGCACATAATGTCGAAAATATTAAAGGTTCTGATATTTTCGTTTAATTACATTTTCACTCCTACGATTGTAAAGGTAAAGTTGCCATTGAGGGGTAAGAATGCAGAGAAAGGGTCTTCAGGTGTTCTCATTGGACTCGCTCTCAGTGTTAAATCCACCACTTCTTTGCCTTTTATAAAACTGGTTACAAGTGCAGACATTGTTCCCTGAGTTCGCACATCATTTGTGTATGGAGATGTTGCCACCGACCCAAGCACTCCAATTTGTGTCTGTCTTTGTGGGTTCGTCAATGACATTTGGGATATAAAATCCAATCCTTCCAATGATAGATTCCACGCCGCAACATAATAACACGCACCAGCGTGCCACGTTGTCTGTGTCAAGAAGATATTGAATCGTTCATATTTATCCCAAAAGGATTGACACAATTTTCGCAAATCAATGCCCTTCAATGTGAATGTGGTGTATCCAGTATCACGCACTCCCAAGTTGGTTTCAGTCGTTGTAAGTCCCCACGGATTGATATTGAGAGTCGCCTTTTCCACCTCGTAAATGGGTTTCACGAAAAACGCAATTTGAATGAATGGTCTTGTCAAAGAAGTATATCCTGCCGCAACAGTTGGTCCTGTATTTTCGCTATTACGAAACGCAATTTTGAGTGGGACATTATCCCCGTCTTTTTTGAACTGCACTGGTGCAACTGGGTATGCCAATTCAACCCCATATTGAGTATTAGCAGTTGGATTTATTACTGTTCCAATCAATGCATTTTCAGTTGATAAATTGAGTTGATTAGTATTGTTGCTTTGTTTCGTTCCATTATTTACAAAAATGAGTCCGCTCATTTGAACGGGTGTAATACGAATATCACCTATGTTTGCTCCAGTTCCATTCATAGACCACATAGCCATTTGTATTTCAAAATCATCGTGTTTATCCCAAAACAAATTACACAATCTTCGCATATTGAAATCCGGATATGAATATTCAGTTCTATCAGCACTTACAATTCGGTTTATTGCGTTTATTGAGGCGGTTGATGGTGTTGAATTGAAACCATAAATAGCACACTCATTCATTTTTCCAGGAATGACTGGTTCAAATAGAAAATGAAACTCAACATTATTGAAATTGTTTCCAGCATCAAAAATACCAAATTGACTTGCATTAGTGTAATAACTTGCCGACAAAGCAAACTCAAAATTAACCATTCTATTTCCCTTTTGGAAATTGAAAGACCACCCTGTATTCACAATTAATGGATTAACTGCTGGTGCTGCTGCGGACACAAACGTATAGGCAACAGGCACCCATTCTTTATTCATATTTGACCCCGTTGTTTCATATATCACATTCGACCATTCTAAACCTCGCAAATTATATGTTATATGTCCTTGCTGTGAGAATGTAACAGCAACTGCTCCCTCTGTTGAAAACGACACCAACTTCAATGCGAACTGGTCGTATTTGTCCCACATCTCTCCCATCACATTTTTCATATCAATATTGTTAAATGTGAATGCCGTCTTTTGCGCGTTAATCGTGCAAGGATTAATTGTTGATTTCGTAGATAATATAAGTGAAGCACTGTCTGATAGCATTTATATTATCCGGATATTATTATTCCTTAACTCCCACAACTGAAAATGTGAAAAAGTTTCTATTTATTGCCGTAGGTTGGATTTCGCCTCCATTATTAGCACACCAACAATAAATCGTAAAATTGATATTCTCACTCTCGGGTTTGCGAAATGTATTTATTGACATCGGCGGTTCTCCATATTCTGCGTCATACGTGAATTGGTCTACATAAAACAATTGCTGTGTGAATCCATTTCCTTGTTTATATCCGTTTGTCACACGTAAGTTATTGATAAATTGAAGACCCTCAAGTTCAAACCACATACGGCGTGTTCCTGCATTAAATGTCGCCCCTGCTAAACAAAAACCAATATTATTGCATATCAAGTTAAACTTTTCATATTTATTCCATAAACTGCCTAAAATATTCCTCATATTGATATTCGTAAATGTTAGGATTGTTCTATTTGCATTTGATGTTCCGAATTGATTTGTCCCTCCTGCTCCTGATGGTAAAAGAAATCCATTGAGTGTGAAATTAACCTGTTCATTTTGATACAGCAACGCATATGGACTTCTGTAAATCTTAGTATCATCAATCGGCACAAACGCCAAGAAGAAAATACGCTGTGTCATTGTTGTGGTTGCCCGCGTTTCATCTACAAATTGCAATGTAAGTTGGACGTTGTTCGCATCTGGTTTTATCATTACAAATGTTCGTGTATTTGAGGAGCGGTTTAAATGACGTGGTAATACGTTCGTGATATCTATTGCCAAGTTGGTTTCATCAATCGCCGTTTGAAATCCCGGTGGTTTGCCTTGATAAGACGCCTGAATCAAGTTCAAACCATTTTGATAAAGGGTTGCGATACCAAGTGCGTTGTTTGGAAACGTATCATTAATATACATTTTGAAAAACTTGTATTTGCTCCACAGTGTTTCACCAAGCACAATTCGCAAATCAAAGTTGAACGTCACCGTCATATTATCAGCACTTCTTACTCCTGTTTGTGATGGGGTTGTTGTAAGTGACCCAGTATTGAGCCATAATTTCGCTATCTCTTGATCCATTTATAATAAACACAGATTTTATTATTAATGCGCTAAACTGATTCCTTTTTGAGTTTCTTAATATTTCACGTAGCCGACCCCTCCTTCCATGACTAGCACTTGATCAAAGCAGGCAAATCCCGTTTGAAGAGCGGTGATTCCACCCGCGGAATAATAATTGATGATACTGTAGATATCGCTTGTATTAGTATTAGTGCCATTGAAAATAGACTGTCCAGATGTTCCTTGATAAACCTCGCAATCCAGGCCAATGATGAAATTTCCGGATTCAGTTGTAGAAGCGGTGTTGATATTGGTGATCGCAACAGGGGCATCGAGAGTATAGGCCGCCGCTGTGATACTGGGTTGATTCTGGAGGTCAGCAACTGAACCAAAGCATTTGAGTGCCTCGGTATACATCTCAGCATGGGTGATAGGTGCCGTGCTGGGTAGGACATCAGCACCAATTCTGAAAAGTGGGCCGCGATTGACGTTTGCGGTTCCGTTTCCAAAGGCGCAGTGAGACATAGGGAACTGAGAATCGACGCCTGTAGCAGCAGCAGAGCGAGTAGCAACCAATAGGCATTTCAAACTGGAATATTTGGCCGGAATGGGAAAACTGACCTCCGTTTGTGTTGCGGCAGGGATAGTCGCACTGTTGGTGAATGAGCGCCAACTGGGCACAACCATCTGCATGGGCGAAGAAGAACCCGCCTTGATTGCGGCAACGCTTGCGTCGTTCAATTCCAAGAATTCGCCGCAGTAATTTACGCCAGACATATTAAATGAGGCGATAGTTCCCGTTCTGTTCATCAGAGCGCGGGCAGCGTTAGATTGTAAAACGATCTCTAATCTTAGAGGCGCTGCACTGAGCTCAAAAAGCGGCAAATACTTATCACCACTCAGAGCACCTACGAGAGAAATCAAGTTGATGGCGAATGGGAAAGAGTGGGTTGCTACACCAAGAACACCCAAAGCTCGACCTCTGTTAACCGAAGCAGCATTCAATACATCTCCAGCAGCAGCCGCCTGAAGAACGGAATAATCGGGGTTGGTGCCTGAGGTGATTGAGAAGCGTCCCTTAACCGAATCTTCGGGAACTTGGTAATCATAGAGGATCTTGGCCAACTGATGATAATTGTCAATATCCTCTAAAAGTGAAGAGCCGTGAAACACGCGAATCCTCTGGATAAAAGCATGAAACCCGCACGACTCCAGTGTGGTGGCGGCGGTGGCGCTGGAAACAACCAAATTGAGAGTTCCCCTCAAATAGGACTCGGAGGGAATCAATGCGGTGTTGTTTCTCGTGGGCAAATTGATTGTTATGGTCTCGCCCTGACCAAAGACGGTGCCGCCTTGCGGCTGTATCTGTGACAAAAATCTTCGTGCAGGGGCTGACTCGGTCTTGGATTGAAACTGTAAATTCTTCGGAAGGGACATTGTGTATATAAACTTATGTTAGATAATAAATTTATATAAAAAGCATTTTATCTTTTCAAAACGTTTCTTTCTAAACCCGCTGAAACTTTTCTTTGAAGCGCCTCTTCAACTTTTTTGGCGGTGGGTCTTTCTAAAAGGGGGATTTTTGAACCGATTCTCGATGCCCCCATTCCCAATTTGTAGCCCATCATAGCATTTCCTAAAGCTTTCTTGTGTCCAATCATTTATAACTTATACCAAGAAAAGAAACCGGGCAAGGGAAAGGGTAAGGGAAAACCGTAGGTTTGCCCTAATCTCTGAAATTTTCACAATCGATTTGAAGCGTCATCTGATAATTAACCCCATTCATATCAACAAGCAGACCATTATTATCTATGATACGGATTTGTATCTCATCCAGTTTATTCACATACAAATTCGTTCTGTAATTGTTTGGATTCTCATACGTAATTATGCTAAAGGGCGATACATACACGGGTATTGTTGCTAAAATATTTTGATTGTAGGGTTGCGCAATATTCACATTGTATGTGGGAAAATTCACCTCTATATTCAGTGCGCGAATCTGATTCAGATTTACACAGTCGCGACTTGTGAGCGTTAAACTCGACGACGTTGTATCTGTAGATTTGCTAAATCCTATCACATGATTAAAAGACCCCGCATAAATGGTGAATTCGCTTGTAGTATGCGTTATTGTGATTTTCGCCGTAATTCCGCTATATGATATTGAATATGCCGACCCCATCTGAGACTGTAATAGGGCAATCAAATTCGTGATATTGTAATTCCCAGGCGGTATTGTATATTGGATAGTCGCTCCCGCAACCACTCCCCATCTAAATGTATTATCATCGCTTGTTATTGAGTAAAATGAATATGGTATGCTCGCATTTTGGAGACTCAGATAAATATGATGGCCATCCGGGATTTCTATTACCGGTAGATTGTAGATTGCATTGGCGATATTATCACCTATATATTGCGACGCATAGCGTGAGTTTAAAAAGATTTGTATGGATTCACTTTTCATCGGCATGGTTTTATATTATCTTGAGATTTTAACAACTATTTATTGGCGATACTTAGAGGATTGCCGTTTTTATAGAATTTCTCTTCAAACAAATCAATGTCTAAATGATTATACGGCGTATCAAATACATAGTCATAGAGTTGTTTCATTTCCTCCTCTTTCATTTTGATTAGTTCCTTTGTGATTGTTGCTAATTCTTCCTTATTACGAACCCCATTGAATATGCTCGCCCAAGTTAATTGCTTCCTCAAAATTTTTGGAAAATAGAGGTAGGACTGAACTGTAAATATGAATGAACAATTCAGATGGCGAGCCTTGATTAGCATTGAATTCAGTTCGCGTAGCAGCGCTTTATCTTTAATCGAATTAGCAAAGTCATCTATAATAACCAACGTATATTCATTGTCGTCATCATCTTCACGCCCCTCTTTGATTTCCGTCAGTTCATCTTTTAGTTTTATCAGTTCCTCCGGGTTCAACTCATGATGCACCTTATCGTGGTTTTTAAATGGGTGATGTGCGACACTGAGGAACGACGCCGATGGGCAAAAATAATGTATGTGATGGAACTTCTTCTTATACACCGTCTTCATTTGATTCAAAAGGAAACTCGATTTACCAGATCCTCCACTTCCTATGTAGAGGGCAATTGCGCCATTTCTTCGCGAAAAACCATCGGGAATATCAGGCACATATATATCCATAGTCTCTTTGATGGGTTTTGTCTTAGGCACCGCTTTGTTTGTTTGCTCTGTTATTAAAAGCGACATTATACATTATACGGGTAATTTAATTAAGCAAGTTTAGGAATTTATTGTCTCCCTCTATATTATAATTAGAATGAGCGACAATGAACACACTGAGAATGCAGCGGACGACACCGTTTTGACCAAGACAAAAAAACCACGCAGCGAGGCGCAAATCGCGGCATTCGAAAAGGCACGCGCCGCCCAGGCCGCTAAACTTGAGGAAAAGCGCAGCGGTCGCGCACCAGCCGATCCCGACAAAGAGCGCAAGAAGATGATTCTTCAGGCAGTCAAGGACAAACTCAACGGTGAGCCTAAATCCAAGACGCCGCCTGTTGTTGATGAGACCACCGAGGAAGACGTCAGCGAAGATGAGACACCCCCTCCTAAGAAGGCCGCAAAAAAGGCGGCGGTTGCTCCCCCAGTCATCAAGGCTAAGAAAGAACCCAAAGTCGTTTATCAAGACGAATCGGAGAGCGAGGAGGAGATCGTCATCGTTAAGAAGCGCAAGAAGCCAAAGAAGAAGACCATCATTATTGAGGAGAGCGAGACCGAGGACGAAGAACCCGCTCCTAAGAAGGTCGTTGCGCCGCCGCCGCCACTTCCCACCCGCGAGACTAAGTCTCAGTTGAACAAGTCGATGTTCAAGGTCACCCCTGGAAAAGCAGAACCGCCAAAACCCATTTATTATTTCGCCGACTAGGGCAAACTTCGTTTTCCCTTCCCCTTTCCTTTTTTCCCCCTATTATATATAATGGAATCATCAGAACCCCCAGTCAATGATCTTGAATGCCGCGAACCCGCGCCTATGTCCATCGACCGCTCATTTAGTATCGTCGATTACTACAACAAAGAACAGCAGAATTTTAAAACCGTTTTAGAAATTGTTGGTGTGGCCGCGCTCTTAACCATACTTGGCTTTTTCATTTACCACATTTTCAAATAATATCATACTATCTTATTATAGTATTATATACTAATGCCTTCGAGTAGCCCGGTGGAGCCGTTTAATTAAGTTGAGCGTTTTCGGTGTCTTGTTGGTCATAAAATTGATTGGTATTCTTATAAAATATTAAAAAATAAAACATCTTATTATTTTATACAATGAACAAAACACCTGATATGTGTGATATTATTGGACTTATGCACCAGTATCAAGCCAAGAACAACATTACCAAGCAGTGTATTACAAATGCTCAATATATTTATGATTCAATAAAACATTCTAATTGGTCAAGCAACGTCACTCCAAAGGCAGTAATCGTAGTTTATACTATTCCAGAAAAAAATGAGGTATACTTTGCGGTTCATATGGTTATTCAATGGAAAAATAAACTTCTTGAGCCGTCGCACGAATTCGGTCATCTGCAAAAGACTGAATATTTCGATAATATTAATAACGTTATTCAAAAAATGCATTTAATTAGCCCTGGATTTAATAGGGATTTAGCAGCCGACCTCATTTCTAAATACTTAAAATTCGTAAAATACGCTGAGCAGATTGAGGCTGGATGTTTCTTAGTTGATAGGGAATACTATGATTTACAAGCGAATTACGTTGAAGCGGGGATTATTAATATATAATACTAACAAAGTAGAAAACTTACCACTTAGTCGAAAACTTACCACCGTTTTCAAGTATTTTTTATAAAAAAGTCAAAAGGGTCAAAATAAAAAATCGGCATTTTCAAAAAATTATAAAAATTACTGAAAAACAGTGGTAAGTTTTCGACTAAGTGGTAAGTTTCCACTTCTTATAGTATTATATAACAAATACGGATTTATTATATACTTAATAGGCCTCTTTGGTTTCGTTGTCAGAATCAAGGTCATCGCATGGAGATTCGCAATCTTTTCTATTAATACCAATAACATATTTTACTCCTTGTGGTGTTTCAAAGGATTGAAACTTATTAAGCCACTTATAAAATTCATCTCTACCATATTCTTGCTTGGCCCGCCTAGACTTTAACTGAGTAAAATCTTCGCTACATTGAAAGTCAGACCATAAATCTCGGTATTTTATTTTTTGATTATTATCATTAACAAACTGATACAAGTCATTGAAAACCTTTTGGAATAAATTCTGATCTTCAATAAATTTCTCGGTGCGGATGCGGACTGACTGTGGAATATCAAATTGGATTCCAATACCTTCGCAATAAAATCTCTCATAAACGCCCAATAATAAATCTAAGAATATCGGTTTCATACGGATTTGAAAATCCTCAGTTTCGTATAATGAATTGGCCTTTTTGTATAAAACGCCATCGATGACTTTTCCAATTTTATTAACGTCATCTGTAAAATTTATAGGAAACTCAATGTGAGTCAAACGTCTGTAATCACTGGCCTGGGGCTTACCGTCCAATTCAGGCGGGTTATTAAATTCCTGAACTTGCGTAGCATTCATTTTAAACTGAACCGGATTATTATGTAAAAGACGAGCGGTGAATTCACCGCCTCCCGTCAAATTTCGGAGCGTAGCTACTTTGATTTTTCCCTCAACTTCCTTGAAGTTGATATATCGTTTACCAATACAATTGTATAAATCAGGACTTGCTGCTCCCGCCTTGTCGATGTCTTTGAGAAGCCCATTAGGTGCCTGATAATAGTAATCGCCCAAAATGCGTCCCATCATAGCACCAGTAAAGCCCTTACCATTACCGCCTTGCCCGTTGAAAAGAAACATTTTCTGATAAGCACGCCCATCAAGACCGGAAGCAAGTATTTGTAAATATAACGTTCTTAATTCTGGTTCAGGCTGTATAGATTCAATGATTGTTATAAGTTCCTCACGAAGTCTAATATTTTCATCGTCATCATAATCAACAACTTTATAATTACAGCGAGTGCTAATAGTCATGTAATCATCAAACTGATAATTTCGAAACCCGCGATTTGTTAAATCTACTACACCATTTTCAAAGCCCAATAAATAATCTTTTTTATTAAATAACTCTTTTACAACTTTTACCTTTGGAATAATAAGCCGAATAATATCACTGAAAGCGCCGCCTTTACACGTCATATTTCTCAATTCTTTAAGAAGAAGATTCCTCATATTATCAGATAATTCAATAGCTGAATTAATTTCGCATTCAATAATATTGTATAAGTCCTCACTAATATACAAAGTCATTTTTACTTTTTTAGTTGTTTCGTCATACCAACGACCAATACCGTCCTGTTCTCTGAAAACATAAAGTTGATCATTTTCCATAATAATATAATTGCCCCATTCTTTCAAAAATCGGTCAGCTAGTTTTTTTGCTGAAAGTGAATCAATCCATTCCTCATCGGTCTTATCGCATTCGTAAAGTGGAATTTCAATTGCCTCGTCAAATGGTTTTTCGACATAGTTAAGTTGAATTCCAAACTTATCAAATAACACCTTTTCACAATCATTCAAAATATTATCATACCATAATTCTTTCAAAATCATAAATCCATCTTGGCAAGGAACAATATTCTCAATGGCGAATCCCTTCTCTTCTACCAAATATGATACGGTAGTTTCTTGTAAAAGTCGCTCGATAGACTGACCCCATAAGGCCATAACACCGCGCTTCTTTTCATCGACGGTTTTCCATTTATCGGAATCGTGTTTTAAAACCATTTTTTCAATAGTATCTTTATTGCTTGAATAAACAATTTCAATAATTTGCTTCATTTCAGATTCAATCTGACTTATTTCTTTGATTTTGGAATTCTCATTTTTAATTACATTATTCTCTTTAACCCAACCAGCGTATGATCCGCCAAACATAAGAGTAAGCGGCAACATTTTTGCGGTATCCTTTGAAACACCGTGATGCTCAATAATCATTTCACGAATTTCTTTCGGATTTTGAGTATATTTTTTCAAAGCGGGAACATCAAGGCCGTGTTGAGAGCAAATCGCAGCAAAAATGGTCGGATGCGCATTTACCATATCGATGTCTTTATACACGTCTTTACAGAGTGAATGGCGAGTCGGTCTGTGATATACACATAGCGATGCGTGACTGCACGGCGTAATGCGACCATATTTATGTTTGGGAAGTTGAAATGAAACCTGGAAATTTTTCGTCTTTTTATTAAAACATTCTTTGTATTTTATCATTTGGTCTATCTCGGTCTTGTAAGGGATTCCTTCGTATCGTTTAATACCTTGGTATGCGATACCTAAATTATTCTTGATGAAACCGTAAATCATTTTAATGTTAGTGTGCTCAGTCATTTTTTTCTTGTCGAAAATTGTGGTCTTGTAGTCGTCGGGGTTCAATCGCCAGTTGAAAATTTTGGGTTCAGAGGAAGTGGAAGTCATTTTGCTAAACGGGGGTATATATTAGTATAATATAATTATTTTAAGTTGTTTCCTTAAAATAATATTTATTCAATCAATTTTATATATTTGCCTAAATGATTTCAATGGCGCATAAAATCTTGAATTCGTTCTTGATGATTCTTTTGCGGTCGTAGTATTTTTTGGCGTATCCGAGTTGTTTGAGTCGATATTCTTCGTTCCCCTCACGCCATTTATAACAAATTTGATTGAATTGCTCACGGTTATTCTCATTCCATTTTTTTTGTGCTCGTTTCTGTGCTTCGGTTGCGGGCATTGTCCTGGTTTCTATATACTATACCTATATTTTTATATTGCTTTCATAAAAATATATATTCCTAAATAATTCCAAAAGCGGGGTTTCGCAAAATGGCGGATTGGATTCGGGCGTCTCTCGCGGCCCTCCAAGCGTCGCGCCAAGCGAGAGTTGCTTCGCGGGCTTCGTCAGCGGCGCTCTTATATGGCTGGGGAACGTGGTTGCGCATAAGCACCTTGTAGCGGCACTTGGCCAATTCGGTAATCCATTCGGTTTTCTCGGTCTGGGTCATTCGATTCATTTCTCCTAAATATTATATAATACTATAATACATTTATTTAAGTATTTTCGACGAAAAGTAAAAAAGGGCAAGCGCCCATACAATTAATTAAGTTTATAAAAGAATTTAAAGATATAAATATACACACACAGGGTTATACACAATTTATTTTGTATTTTTATCATTGTAAATGCTCTCGACTCTCACGAACATTGAGCTTTTAATATCATCATCCTGTTCCAAAGTATAATGATTATATGTTTTCATGGCGACGTATCCGCTCGGTTCAACAATCATATTGAACCAAGAAAATTTTACCTTGTCTTTTTTGTAATGCACATTATAATATCCGTCGGCATTTGTTTTAGTGAATGCGTAAATGTATTCGCCTTTTTTCCAGTTTGCGACTTCTTTGAATTTTTCAACCCACATCAAGTTCTTCTTTTTATCACCAAAGGCATTAGTGAATTCTTTACTTGCGATTTTATCTATTTTATCATTCTCGTAATCCCAAGTAAATTGGGCGCATAATATTCCGTCTTCGCCTGTGTAGAAATCGTCTTCGGGGTTGTAAACAATATGCTTTCCAATATTAGTAATCGTAAATCTTTTAGGGGTAGTAATTTCAAGCTTAGGCACGGGTAAGCACACATCATACCACGACTTCACGTCGCAATCATTACAATATAAGTTTTCTTCGCCGTCCTTTTCTGGCTGGGCGTAAAAGTGTGTCTCGCCAAACACACCGGTGTTTCCACATTTGAAACAACAATCCTTTTCTTCCTCCTCGTTGTTCATTATTTCAGTGTTCATTTTCGTTATTATTCATAAGCGGTTGTTTTAAATTATTTGCTCTCAAAAGTTTCACAAAAAAGGTGATCAATTTTATGGCGCAAAAAATCGACTTAAACAAATCGGCCTAATATATAAGAATGGAAGAACCACAGAATAGAACGGCTTATATGAAACAATACTATGCTGAGAACAGAGATCGTGTGCTACAAAAGTATCGAGAATTGTATGTTAAAAATAAAAAGGTTATACAAAAAATGATTCAAAATAAAAGCATAATAGAGGTTGAAACGAAAAAGCGGGGTCGGCCGAGAATATACAATGATCTTGTTATCAAGCCCAAAGAGAAGAAACAAAAGACGGCGGTCATTGAACGGAAGAGGAAACTGATCGAACGACGTTTAGAGGAAATACAAAAAAGGGCGGACGCATTTAAAATGTCCCTTCAATATATAAATGCCCACCAAAGCGGAGAAAGCGAAGACGACGAGACAGATAAACAAGATGTTTGCCTTTGAAATGAAGAATGGATACTTCTGGAATTGGGGCGACAGGCTTGACCTGAGGAGTGCAGTGGATGTTCCACCAGAACAGGTAAAGATAGTGTTGAGTAGGGTTGTATCGAAATTGCCTAAGCTGGAGGCAGCCTCTAAGAATTGAATAAAAAAACAAAGAATTATTAGTCTTTGTTTTTTGTGTGTGGAGACTTTTTTTGTCTTGGGGAGAAGCTCTTTTATTTTTATTTGTTTTTGATGCCCCACACAAAATATACGGAGACAATAATTTCCTAAACTATTCTTTATCATTAATCTTAATATAAACATTTGCTTGCGCCTTCGAAGATCCCATATCAGACATATCCTTCGACATCTGTTCGGTCTCGCGCATCAAATCGGAATACTTAGAGGTGAGATAGAAATGACGCAAACTGTTCACCGATTTCGCCCCGCCAAACAAAGCGTTCAGTCGTTGGTTCAGAGTCACATTGGAAAGCGATTCGAGATTGGAATTGAATAACAGATTATCTACTTCCTTGGGAATGAGGGCAATCCACTTCTTGAGAATTTTCATAAGAGCCGGCGGGATGTCGAGCACTTGCTGCCCTTTCAAAGTTTCGCCCATCTTGGTTGCGGTCTTAAAACGATTGAACACAAAGCGGTTCTTCTTGAAGTCGATGTAGTTGTCGGTCTCGGGATTGTAGTTCTGATATAAAAGTTCCACATAGTCCAACGCCCTGCGGGGAACGATGTGTCCGTAGTAGAGGCTGAGAATAATGTAGTTCTGAATATCCATCAGGTCGGGAACACGGTGAGTCTTCTTCTTGTATAGCACTTCGGCGTTGTGTCGCAACTTCTCGGCGAGTTCATCAATCTCATCTTTCGAAATCGAAGAGTTCTCAAGCTTGGTGGTCAGCTCAGACTTGGATTGTTCTTGTTGATACTCGCGGATATTCTCAAGCATCATTTTCTTGTAATCTTCCAAGGGCGCGACAGCGACCAATGCTGCGAGGTATGTCTTGCGAACGTTGTAAGGTTTCTCCTCTAAGAATTTTAGAATGTCGTCGGAGTGTTTGCTAAACATTTTCACATCGGGTTTGTCCATCGTTTTAAAAACGGCCTTGTAAATAGTTCGAAGGAGGGAGTTATATGTCTTGAGCGAACCGGCACTGATATTGGGTTTAGCATTAGTAATTTCATCTTTGAAATCCATCTTATATAGAATAGAGGTAGACATTTATTTAGTTAAACGCTTAAATAATATCTACCTATATTCTATAATGAAAGTAGAGAGTTCTAATAGAAAGGGCAAACGGTATGTAGCAATATTCAACGACGGCAAGCGAATCCATTTTGGTCAGATGCTTGGGCAAACGTATATCGATCACGGGGACAAAGCAAAGCGTGCGGCATATATCGCAAGGCACGGCGCAAGTGGTAGAGAGAACTGGGAGGATCCGTATTCAGCGGGCGCACTGAGCCGGTGGTTGCTGTGGGGCGACTCGACTTCGCTTGAGGAAAATATCCGATCATTCCGCAAGAGGTTCAACGTATAATATGCAGCGGCGGGCGCGAAGCGACCATACAAAGCGGTTTTTCAGGCCGGTTAAACACTAATTTAAGCCAAAACTTTAATTAAACGGTCTAAAAGTTAGTTAATAACTATATTAAAATATTTTAATATAGTCAGGGGTTAATTTAAACGGCCATTATCTTAATTAACCGCTTAAATTGGTGTTTAACCACTGCATAATTCCATTAATTCGCTCACTGCGTTCGCTCCGCTCCATTCTCACAGCGGATTTATAATATCAGAGCCATCCAAAACATCACGCTCAAATAATTACCTAAACCATAGTAAGTAAGT